TTTTTTGTTAAGAAAATGGTTGGGTTGTTTTCCAACCGAACCAGTAACGTCTATTTCAAACGCGTAATACTTGTGAGCAAGAAAATTCCACCCACCAAACGAGAGTGGTTTTATGGACACTCGTGCTTGATGTGTGATTTACTCACAATAACATACGATGTTTTCAGAAAAACATTCAAAAATACAAGTATTCTATAAAAATTCCGGAAATTATCCTTGAAAACTAGAACACAAGTGCCTCATTAGATGGTCACCCCTTTATAGACGGGCATGAAACCAGTAAAATATCCATACTGGAAGTCATCTGCTACTGCTCGTCTAACAACTACAGAGGTGGACGCTAGGTTGGTTGTGGTGTTTGGAGCCCACACAATCAACCTTGATGCCGGTGCATCTACAGTCACCGGTCTTGTTGTGCCTACACCACAATGAACTAAGGAACTCTCACATGATCCATAGTATGGAGCGCGGACATTGAGTTTATCATTTCCATTAGCTCCAACAAATGGTACAGTGTACGAACCAAAGGACGCCGCCGTCAGTGGACTAAGAGACGAACTTGGAAATGTACTCAGAGTTGTGGTGTAGAAGGTTGTACTTGCAGGATCAGGAACTAGACGCGCCATTACACGTAGCGTCTCAATGTTATTTTCAATAGAGAATACGAAAGATCCTCGCCACAATGCAAATCCTGTGGCTAAGTACGAATGATAGTCCCCATAAACATACTCAGTGGGGGCTGCACTATTTACCATATTCGGGATATCAAAATAATATGGATACATAGCAAATTGAGTCGCACCAGCGGTGTACAATGCGACATGCCTGAGAAGTAGTTGTTTAATTGATGTAACTCGTTCTCCAATACATCTAACTGCTGGCTCAAGCGTGGTGGTGTCAATCTTAGAAGCTCCAACTCCCTTTATAACACCCTGAGTTTCTTCATTGAAATCAGCTTGTGGCACTAGTGGCCAAAACCTACTACTGACTTCACCAGGAACAGCAAATTCAAAATCAGGACCTGCTGAAACCCAAACTTGAAAATCAATCTGACCTGAAGTAGTTTCTGGATTCTTCAACTGATTAAGCACATTAAATGTGACGGTCCCAAGAGGACGAGTGACAGGCACATATGGTGACTCTAACAAATATGGAATTATTATCTCATGCTCACTACTCTGTCTCACATCAATTATCTCCCTATGGAGAGTCAATGATAAATTATTTGACACAGTAGTAGCATCAGTAGTTGGATTAAACGCCATAATTATACGAGCACTATGATAATCAGACTTTATGATCTTGAGGTGTAATTTAATAGATCCTCTGTAAAATCTGAAAAGCTGTCCAATATATCCTAATGGAGGGTACGTTCTCAGTTGATAAATAGCTGCTCCTGCAGCCACATTTTCATCAAAATACAAGTCCGCTGGACCAACTTCAAAGGTTGTTAATTGATCTCCTGGCAAATCTGCGGTTTGAAGAGCAAACGTGAGCACATAAGCTGGCACTTCACACAAAAATTTCATACTCATCTCATCTATATTTGTTCCTGCAAATGAAGATGATAATGAAACTTGGTTCACAGCTGATGCTCCTAGTGGATATGAGCCATCAACACCATCTTGATTTACCGAATACATCAAAGATCTAGGAATAACAATATTCTGGGGTGACTCAATCAGTGGCTTAGAAAAACCAAACATTGAGGCTAAACCTGCAGCTAAATCAGAAGCCCAAGCTACTGGTTTTGCAAATTCAGAAATAAATGGTACAGAAGAAACTGAATCAGCCACTTCCGACACCAAAGATAGTGCACTACTAATAGTGCCTGTGTTCATTTGTTCTGATTCAGAATTCCTAGCGTTACGTGCTCTACCCATCTTCTTGGCTCTGATTACCTTTCCAGCCATTTGAGCCAATACTGGCGCAGCAACTTCAAAGTCTTCGAAATGCATCCAGATCGTAACATTTGCAGTTGTTTGTCCTGTCGCTCCTGTTTTTAATGGATCTAGGACACTAACGTAAAACGTGCCCCACTCGATTTCATCAACATATCGATTATACCACTCAGTTGGTGAAATATAGGGAATACGCAAAATAGCTGACGTGTCTCTACAGTCTAATTCTACGTGAGGTTGTTGCGACTTTGTTGTTAAATTTAAATTCTTACCTGCTACATGCCCAGCACTTAAATGTGCCGCAAAAGGCAGAAAGTGGCATAACAATCTACCAATTTGGAATGGATTGGAGTTCAGCTGAATTCTAAAAACTGCTGTACCCCTAATGAGATTATATCCTTGAATCTTATTCATCCAAACAGAGTTTGCGGTCAATCCAGCAACAACACTAGTTGAATATAACACATCGTTAAATGTATCTCCCGTCGACCAATCAAAATCTCCAACTGCATATGGGCGAGCTAACCAATCTTTGATATACTGTTCACTATCTATGGGAAAAACTGAGATAGGATGCACTGTTGGTGCATCTTTCGATGCTGTCATAACACTAGCATCTTCAATAAAATCTGTGGTTCCCGCCACTTGATTTTCTACCTTACTTTCACTTTGTTTAATATTATCAGCAAGTGATCTGTTTCACTATATGGTTCACTCAGTCCATACAGCTAGTGAGGGTGCACTAGATATTGGTGTCTCTCCGTCCCATCTTGTGCGGTAGTGCTAAATAACACAGGACTTTAACACCGCATGCATATACGAGAATTCGTGTCCTCACATGTTTATTCTTCTCGTTAAGTTCTATACGGTGAGCGGAAATGATTAACACCAGTATGCTTCCTGGCCTGATATAGTTATTAAAGCTACATCAAACTTAGGAACATATGGCGTAAAATCATATCTGGAACTAACAATGGTTGCTATTAATGGCGCCCATTCTTCATACACCTGTTTTCCATGCAGGCTTAATTCCAAAATATTATTGTCAACAATCTGTTTGAACTGCTGACTAGTAAGACCCTTCTTTACCCAATTCATACTTTCAAAAATAGAATCAAGTTCAAGTGCTCCACAAAATTGTCCATTCTGGTACAAAAACTTACGTTTTAAAAAGCTAATACCTGAAATGTTAGTGGAAACAATTGGTTGCGATTCTTTATCAGCAGGCGTAAATGTCATCCCAAGTACATGCGCAGTTTCACACATGACCTTTTGGTTGAAACATTGAAGATACTCTTTCTTTACAGAATAGATAATATCATCTCCAAAATTCCGTATGAGTACATTATTCAAAAACTCTTTAGCAAATACATTAGCATTACAAGTGTTTTTCATTCCTTGATATGCACAGTACATTGAAATAACAATTCCACAAAATGAATTCAGAGGAGTGGTTAGAAAACCACCAGATGGATTAGACCCACTAAATTCGTACACTACCTGACCTATAAGGTGACGGGAATTAACTACGTCCTCAAACAACACACTACGAATTAATTGTTCTTCGTCTGACGCATCATAATAGTAAGCTTGCGCCAGGTGTAAAAACATATACATCACTGAAATTGGTAATGTGCCATCAAAACAGGCAAAGTCACCATCAAACATTTCTTTTGAAAAAGATCTCATTTCGATACCTAATTGGTGCCATTCAGTATACGGGTTAATACCCATACACATCATATTAGACATCCTATTGTGCATCAACCACGAGACTAAAGCTCCAAAGTATTGTCGTGTAATAATCAAAAGATCAACAGGAACAGGGGCAAACTTTCTTGTTTTCCCTGCCAAAACTTTTTCCTTACTCTTTGTTTCATCTTTTAGAGTATCACTACATACGTGAAACGCACGAATCCCTTGGGAAGCTAACATTCGAATCTCTTCCACTCTGTTTTTCAATTTTAAACACTCATCAGAAGTAAATTCATAATCACCTGTTGATCCGAAAAAGTCAGCTTTACCTCTCTTCTTCACATTCATATTGTAAGGGTAGCCTGCAGATGTGCTACGAGGTATTCCCTTTAAATACTGGTCACTAGGATCTCCTGCAACTGCCTCTTCAAATGTTAAAACGCGTGGCCGCGGCTTAGTGGATTTATCGAGAATATACCGCACTGCTTCACCAGCAATAACGCGCAAAACTCCAATATCCACACTTGGCTGTGGTCGTGAGTACTTTTGAGATGCAAGAAACATTGGATCTTTATGTTCACCATCAACAACAAAAGGACGCAATTTACAAGGCATAACTTTTGTTTCCGTAATCAAATTGTGAATCCGCGATCGCACAATTTTTGACACTGAGGGAACTTGTGGACTCTTAGAAACTGTACACACCGGCAACACGTGTCCGCCTACCGTATTGTGTGCATCTGTAATATCCATTTGTGGTTCTATATCAAACATGGGACCAGATAGAGCAGACATCAAACGTTGAATATCGTCTAGAGTAACTCTTGCAGATCCTCCTCGCGATCTACTATCTCCACATACATGAATACCGTTGATCCGATTATACGTAGAACCTGTATCAGCATAAATTAGAGGACTACCACAGTCTCCTTGTTTCGTGCCCAACGAATAAAATAATAGTTCTTGTTCTGCGACATCGTCAGTATACTGACCAGAATACGGTACAACATCAACTACAGGGACTGAAAACACTGGGCCTTCTGGAAGCACTAAACCGTGCTTTCCATAGCGCACGGGATCATTTGAAAACCAAGACATGATGTTACGTCGTGCTGGAATAAATTCCTCTGGAAATAACACCATGGCTACATCCTTGGTACAAATCTGGTTCTCATCCCAGTCAGAAGAATATTCATAAATAGAAGTGTCCATTGGATACAGAATATCAGGAGCACCACAACTACGTAAGGCATACTGTCCTGGCGCTCTTTGTACATTACACATTGTTGTCCACACGTGAGTTGGGACAAGACCATAACGGCCCTTAACAAAAGTCATAACCCCTACTCGCTTGTTTCCCAATGTTGTGTCAACTATCTCAAACATGTTGTGCATCACTAAGGCTTTTGCTGCGTTTATTTGATTTACCATCATTTGTGGGCGCATATTTGTGGCATTCTTGGCCACCGGCCTATTAGGACGTCTTGCAGACACCAGTCTATTCTCACCCGACTCAGGCTGTAAAACAGTTTTTAACCATCGAATCAGTATCAAACCCAGAGGCACTGTTCCTATAATGGCCGCAAGAAGGTACTTGTTTTCATACAGAAAATTCCACACAAGTGTGCTTGATTCTGACTCAAAACAACTGAGAAACTCTGACCACGCTTTGGATTCAGTTTTCTTTAACAAGAACTGTTCGAAATCATCCTGTGAAACAAAATGATCATTCTTAGCCACATACTCAATGAATTCAATATACTCTTCTTCAATTTGTTGTTGACTACACCCATGTTTTTCTGCAACAGAGTAAATATAGGGTTTGCTAACATCAAACGTTCGATCGAATTTAGTCGCTTTCATACACGTCTCCACAAATTTCTGGTTAGGAATACCAGACTGCGCAACAAGACCAAAGAATGATCCTTTAGTTTTGCGTCTTCTTTCAATAGCAGCTGATATGTGTTTCGTTTGCGATGCTAATACACCCACTCCATGTTTCATATGTTTCTTATATTTGTCGATTGCCATTTTTAGAGCGTCAGCATATGACAATGCCGCTCCCGGAAGTTTCTGACCTTTATCAAAGTCCCAAAGATAGAACTCATAAATGTCTGTACTATAAATATCTTGTGGAATGCTAGACATATCCAATTGGCGATTTCTCAATGCTTGATCACTATTACCACCCGACTTGTTCATACAATATTCTGCTTTCGGCACTACAAAGAATGGAAGATGAAATCGGCGAATAACCGCTTCTTTACTTTCTAACGCATCAGCTCTAATATCCACTTTATTGGTGGTGACTGCTACCAGACTAGGGCGAATAAAACAACTACCTTTATCAGACAGATCAGCCATATTGGCTAAATATTCATTATTGTTTACGATCCTAATCAATTCCATACTGTCATTGCCTGGCTGCCCTGGAACTTCTTTAAATTGACCGTAGTCGTCAATGACAAACACTGACTGACCACGATAATTGTCATAGAAATCACGACCAGGAATCACATTATATATAAAGGAGTCTACAGACTTCTCTAATCTATCCAAATCTGATTCCTCAATCGTATCAGCTAGCATTTCACCAAGAAACACATTTTTCAGAGTTGATTTACCAATCTGAGATGGTCCTGCAAAAGAAATGCAAAAAGGCGTGAGCCTAGTTCCAATCTTTGACAGATTTAAACTTGCGAATTTATCACTGATAGGTTTTAACTTTGTCAGTGCTCGCATCAAGGTACTTTTTATGGGATCATTGTTCTTAGTGTTCGACAATGTATTTTCAACCCTCTTTTCTAAAGCTTCAATCGCTCCTGCTGTTGTCCAGCAGTATTGTGGGTTTTGTGAAAAACGTTTATGGAACACAGACACCTCATCAATCAAACTTTGCACAGTGGCATTATTACTCTGCACTAGCTTGACCGGCTTAAACCATCCCATATTATTGACTTTGTCAACAACTTTTTCCAAGAAGCCGAACATGGAAGCTACAATACTTTCCATGCCATTCTTAAAGCTTGGAAATCCACCAACATCTTTCATAAATGACGATACAGAACTTTTAGCAAAACTTTTACCAGTTGCAAACAGTAATGCGATGTAAGCCAAAGAGTCGGCTACACATCCTACACTAACTTCAAATTCATCCTTTTCTTTTGACAAGGATTCCATTAAAACATCTGTTTGAGCTTTAAGTTCACTCATTTCATCAGGAACTTCTTGTGGCGCATCCCTATATAATATCAAACGCAAGGCGGCTGTAGTCGATACAATTATCTTATCAACTTCGTCGCCATACACAAATGCGTATAGACTACATATAACACGCAGAGAAGTATAAAGTTTTCCACTATTTTCTGATAACATGAGAAAAATAAACACAAGTCTTTTCATTAAAACTACTGTGTCTACTGTCATTTTTCTGGCTGCTGGACTAATGTCAAGCTTATGATTAACTTGAACTCCTATAGTAGGAGCATACCTAAAAATACTATTCAACAGATTCTTGATGGAACTACCATCAAAATCTGCTAGCGAGTGTTGTACATTGATTGTCGGATCTTCAAAACCAAATAAACCCTGCGGTTTCCACCTATCAATGTAGTTAGCAAAAGACTTTCGCTCTTTTCTTGACATTTTCCGCTTATGGTACGATTCTGGGGAAAATGTTTGCGACAAAGTTTCTACTGCTTTCCAGTACAACTTTTGAGCTCGCTCCTTGTCTCTTTTGACTTTTTCTGCAATTAGTTCTGGACTATCACACCTAAACAATTCCGTATGATGAACTTTTGGCCCTGTACTTGAACCATTTTGGTCCCGGGAGACAGAGATTATCCCGTTATTATTGTGTGCTTGTAGCTGTTTAGAATTAGAAGTTCCAAGCATAAAGCTCCTATTCTCTTCCACCTTTTTGGGTGGGAACCCAGGGCTAGTTTTACCAGCCCCATTTTTCATATCGGATTGTTTGTTGTTTGCAGCAAGTGTTTTGTTTCACCGCACAGTTCACTCATTCTGTACGACTAGTGGGGGTGCACTGGATATCGGTGTCTCTCCGTCCCATCCTGTGCGGTAACGCTAAATAACGCAGGACTTTAATGTCGAAAGCATATACAGAAAGTTTGGTTCCCCACAATTTTGCCTTTCTGCTAAGTTCAATACGACAAGTTTTTCGCTCAAAGTTTTGTAAACCAAGAACAGGTTTATACAGCCGTCCACTTACGCGGCTTATAGACTGTGATTTAGACCACCACTTACGCGGCGTCTAGACGATTTAACTGTTATATCAGACCAGGTGTAGCTGGATTTAAAGCGCGGAATGTTCATCGCACTTGTTTTTATTCCTGGCTGCAAGTCTGCACAGACAGCAAAGAACGATTATAGAGCCGACTCAAGGTCTTCACAATGAGCACACTCTGTTGTTTTACAACACCACTGCTGGGGTTGGTAAAAGAAATACGACTACACACG